TTAGGTCTAATACTTGAAATCCTTGCATAATTTGTTTTTTGTTTAAGTCATCAATGACTGTCATAGGTATAGATGCTACTTTGTTGTCAAACATATCATTACCCCATTTAGTATTGGCGGTAATCATGTCTTCTTTGTTTGAGTCTACAATAGCGGTACAGTCTTGGTATGTTTCTATAACATAACCATTGTCGGTATCATGTTTTGTCTGATGCCTGTATGTAATTGGTTTATTTAACTCTTCTTCTAATGTGTTATCCATAAGTATCCTTAAATTAATTACATGCTATATCGTAATTAACATACAACATTTAATTACAAAGATATGCCCACCGAAGTGGGCTATATCAACACTTAAATTAAGCGTTCAAATCAGCAACAATTGCATGTGCTGCTTCGTTATTAACTTGCAGAGTTACCTCTGTAAGCATTTGATGTTTTTCAGCATCACCAGTTTTAGCAAGAAGCGTAGACTGGAATGGTCTTAATGTAGCTAGAGCTAACATAGTAGGGTCAAGAATTAACGCTTGTTCCCCATTGTTAGAAGCGTAATCAGAAGTCATGAATCTTTCTGGAATTACTGAAAGCATACCGAAGTCTGAAAGATACACATCTGCTGCACCAACAATAGCTGCTGCTTTAGTGCTTTTACCAACGTTGTCAGTCCAAACACGATTAGCTGCAATACCAGTAAAGCCTGATACTTTAACTTTCTGGTTAGGTGGAACAACCAACATAGTTGGAGTACCGCCAGCATTAAACGCTGCTTTCATTGCTGCTTTAAGAGATGCTTCTGTAAACGCTGCTGTAGTACCAGTTGAAGTTGCAGTTCTAATTGCAGAACCTGGAGGTGATGCAGGAGCAGCTGGAGAACCTGTACCAACTGAAGTCCAGTTAGTTCTAATCCAAGTTTGTAAAGAAGCCATTTTAGGTGCTGTATCTGCTGCACTTGTTACAGGTGCTACGTTACCAAGAATAGCGTACTCAATATCTCGTTTAAGTTCTTGTCCTGCTTTAGCTAATTGATAAGCTGTTTCTGTCTTACGACCTGCTGTGTCAACGCTATCAAGAGTGCCAGTAATGTTTACTGTCTTACCTAGAATTTGAGTTCTGTTAGTAGCTCTAACTGTAGCGACTGCGGTAAATGCTGCTGCATCCGCACCCTCTACTAATGCTGTGTTAGCTGCTGCTCCTAGTGTATCTGTTTGCCACTCATGTAGAGTAGCTGTTGCTTTAGTTTTACCAATTGAAGAAACTACTGGAGTTTCTGTTGGAGCGATGTTGTAAATCGTGTTGGATAAATCCTCACGCATACCAACCGCACTGTACGTCTTAAATGAAGCCATTGTTATTTTTCCTTAAATGAATTTTTCAAATAAAGCTGCTGCATCCCTAGCATCGCCAGTTCGCAGTAACCTCTGTTGTTGTTTTTTAGTTCTGTCTGTCACAGTCTGATTTACTTTTGCACCGCCTTTCATAGTTTTTGGTGCATTAGCTACTTTCTTCTTAACGCCAGCTTTACCTGCCATTAATTTGTCGTATTGTGCAGCTTTGTGTAAGACTAGAACATGCCGTGAATCATAGACAGAAGATAATTCTTCATCTGTGAAACCAAGCTTTTTTCCATAGTTACGAATCTCATTACGAGTTTGTTCGCCTTTGACTTTATCTGAAAACTCTGGCAAGGATTGCGCTAATTTTTCTGCTTCTGCAGCTACATACTTTTGCATTTGTGCTGACCTATCCGAGTTTTGCTCTTGAGCAATTCGTTGTTGTTCAGCATGCACCTGTTGTAACTGTTCTTTTTTCTCGGTCATCTCTGCGACCTTAACTGCGTATCCTATTGGGTCGTTCTCTTTCATGCCTGCTAAATCTTCTTGGCTATCGTTACTACCAACCAAAAATTGTTCTACTGCTTGCAAGCGTTGTGAATAGTCATCCCTAACTTGTCGAGCTTCAATAATAGCTTTAGCTTCTTGGTCAATGACCTTACGCTGTTCGGCTATTTCTTGAGTCTTCTTTGTATAATCAGAGCCCAGTTGATAGGATTTCTTAAGTTCATCAAGGGTAACTTCTTTTTCTTCACCAGCAGCCTTCACTGTGAAAGTTTGTTCTTCCTCAACTTCTTCTTCATCTTCAACTTCGGAGTCATCTTCATCTTCCACTTCGTCATCAGCTTCATCGGCTTCTAACTCTGCTTCATCTTCAGTTTCCTCTACCTCTACTTCTTGTGTATCTTCTTCCTGTTCAGTTGGTTGCTCGTTAGAGTCCTCTGTGGTGGATAACATACCTTCAAAAGCAGATGCTGCATCTTCTAATGTAATAGGGCTGTCTTGTCCACTTCCAACTTCTGGAGTCGTGGTTTCTTCACTCATTGTATTTCCTTAATTACCAGCTAGGCGTGGCATACCATATAATCAAAAGATTATAATATCGTCCATGATTTATCCTTAATCTTGTCGCTGTCGACTACAGATTGAAGTCTAGTCATCATGCTATCTATTGCTTTAATCCTGTTGTAAGCTCTTTCTCTTGCTTCCGTATCTTCAGGGTTAGAGTTCTTTATGTCGTTAAAACATTCTTGGGTCATATCATCTAGTTCGTTGATAAAGGACTCGGTGTTTAGTACGCTCCGTATTTCTGCTTTTCTATCCAATTAAATCCCCTGTTGGGACAAGTTATTAATCTTATCTAAAGCGTTGATTAGTTCTTTGGATTGTGCAAGGTCAGATTTCTTATTATCATTCTGTGCTTTCTGTGCCAACTCCATTTCTTTGATAGCCATCTCTTGTTGGAACTCTACTCTGGCTTGTTGTAGCTCTAGCATTTCTTTTTGCATCTTCAGTTCTAATTGTTGTTTTTCTAATTCAAGTTGAGCCATTTTAGCTTGCATTTGCATTTGAGCTTTTTCTCTCTCTACTTCCGCAAGGATTTTAGCTGCTGCAGTATTAGGGTCATCTTTCTCTGGAGCTTCTGCTGCTTGTTTAGCCATCGCTGCTGCCTGCTCTTCAGATATATCCATAAGGAAAGCAGAGTCATCTTTAAATCCAGCCATGTTAATAAATTTTGCTAGGGTATCTCTGTATTGTTTTAGATTAACTAAAGGATTATTTAAGCCATAGCCTTTCAACACTTCTTCTTGTTTCTGTAAAATCATTTGCATCGTAGCTAACTGTTCTTGTTTACCACCTGTACCTAGACCTACATTAACGGTTAGGTTGTATTCATTACTCCACTCTCTAGGGTCCATAGGAACAAAGCTGTTATGTACCTTAATAATTCTTTCTTTTTGTTGATACTTACATACAAGATGTAAGATACCTTTAAACAAAGAGGTCATTCCTGTGTCAGCAAAGATACGAGCTACTAGTTCTAATTTACCTTGTGAAGCAGATGTCATTGCTGATACTGCGGTTGCGGTAACATTGGAAAGTATGTCTGGGTTGAGTCCTTGTTGTGCATCGCTCACGCCTGTTCTTTTAGCTTGTACACTATCTAAATACTCAAGCATAGGGAATGATTGACTAGCACTGGACTGAACGGTCATAGGTACTAACGCATTAGGATTCTTAATTCTAATCACACCACCTGCTGTGGATGTTAGTAAGTCATCAAGATTAACTTGACCCTCTACAGCACCTACACGGTAGTTGTTAGTTAAATATAAGTTATCTAGCATTTGTCTAGTAACGGTTGATTTAATGAGTTGTAGGTCAAGAGCTCTGTCTGCTAATGATTGTCCAAAGAATTTATGTGGGATAGGAATTGGGCATACACTATGGAATGGAACGTACTCACATTCTTCGTGCATAAGCACTTGGTTATCTGCATAACATACTCTGTGTAAACTAGCTATACCTTCTTTATCTAAATCTGTTCTGACGTAACATTCATAATACTCAACCAACTCCATAGATTCATCATCACTATTGTTACTAGAGAATGGTTCCTCGCCTCTGCTGTAACGTGCGACTCTTTCTGGGGTGTAATCTAATGTATCACCTGTAGATAATTCTGCTACCACATCTTTATCATAGCCCATAGCAATTAAATCACTACGAGTAACTAAACTTCTCTGTGCAACAAAAGTAGCATCTTCTATGGTCGTAGCACGCTTATCTATTAAGAACTCTTCTGGAGCAACATTTTCTATCTTCACTCTTGAGAAGTCTTTAGTACGTTTACATTTAACATTGTAGTAAGTATTAACAATAGGTGGGACTTCTACCATCAGAGGCATGCCCATCTCATCAACCATAGGTTGTCCAGACATAGGGTCCATAGGTGGTTGACCAGTAGCTGGGTCTATAATGGGCTCTGGGTCTTGTTCTATTACTTCTTCTACTACTTCCTGCGAGACTATCTCTACTTCTTCGTCCTGCATAATGAGTGCAAGCTCATCTTCTGTTAGGTTTTCATAGGTCTCTTTAGTAACGTCTTTCTTATCATTCCAGTAAGCCTTTACTATGCCAACCTTTTGTAAGAGTGCGTCTTTAAACCAGTCGTGCATGATTTCAAAACCGTTATTGTCTTTATAGAATATATGATTCACAAAGGTTGTTATCTGTTCAGCTAAAGGACCATCGCCCTCATTCACTGGCTCAAACTCTACCGCTTTAGATGAGGTAGTAAACACCTTCATAATCTGTGGTAAGGCACCGTCTACTACTTCAGCGACTTCACCTGTAACAATTTGTGAGCGACCTTCTACTTCATTACCATAAGGCTCTCTTAAGTAATACTCCAGAGCTACTTGTCTTTCCAGGCTGGTATCTGTTGATATAAATCCTAACGAATCATGAATTTGAGATTCAATAATATTGACTAATATTCTATTGTCATCATCATCAACCTTTATACTTTTTTTGTCATATGCCATTTATACTATCCATTTGGTGTTTGTCTTTAGTGGTTTGCTCCATGACTCCATAGGCGACTCGTCTAGTCCTACCGCCAAATAACGGAACGCATCACTTGCGTGAG